CGAAAACCAAAAATTATTATGGAACACGATTCAAAAAACACCCATTTTCAACAATCTAGGTTCTCAACAAACCCAATGGTTCAAATCAGTGATTCAACATTTTTATGAAGAATATCCAAATGCAAAAACAATAAAAACAAAAGATGAATTGCAGAACATAAACCGCGCAACAATATCTTTCATGGTGAACTCGCTAAAAGAAATGTTTCAACCAAAACAAACGCCGACTTCATTATCTCAGCCAAATTATGGAAATACAAGCTTACCATCAACAACTGGAAGTAATGAACGTGTATCTTATTACAATGACCAATTCAATAATCGTCAAAAAGAATACGAATCAATGAATACAAAACCGTTACCACCATCCAATGATATTGTATCTGAAAAAATATCAGACGAAGCCATTACAAATATGGACGAACTTATACGACAACAAATGGAACAACGAGAACTTGAATTAAAAATGTATGGTCAATCGCCAATGTCGAAAAAAATATCCATTAACGAAGATGTGCAAATCCCTATTAATGCAGTTATTCACGCCGAACTTAATAATGAAATAGTAGAAGAAAGACCAAAACGAAATGTTTCTTGGAAAGATGAAAACAATGAATTAACTGAACTTAAAAAAATAGTAACTGAACTATCAGATACTATTAATATTATGAAAGAAGAATTAGAACGTTTGAAAAATCAAAATAACAACGTAGAAAATAACAGCAATTAAAAAGGGTTCTTTTTACACCTTTTTATATTTTTTGTAGTTTTTGTATTTATAGAAACGAATTTACATATAGTGTTAAATGACTTCCTATTTTACAGGATAACCTACATAATAGGTTGTTTTTCTCTTTCTTGTATAATTTTTTATGTTTTTGTATTTTTTTAATAGTCTTTTCGATAATATTTTGTAATTGTTCTAGATTAGTGTCGTTTTGTTGAATATCTTGTAATACAATATCGCGAAGTATCATATTTCCTCTTCTTTCTAAAACAATTATAAGATTAAGGAATGAATCTTCTCTTTTATTAGCTCCTATTACAAATTCATGATGGATATTTTCAAATGCATCATATAATAGAGAATAAATATTATATATCACGTCAATCCTTTTTTTATTATGATAATTGATACTAAAACTATTACTTACGTCGTTATACATATTCGAAAAATAACTCAATTTTTCAAAATAATTATCCTTTTTTACCAAGATTTTTCCATTACGTAGTTTCATTGTTGTTGCCATTGTTATTGCTTTTCTATTGTTATTATCAAATCTATTTTTTGAAAAAAAGTATTTCAATTTTTTGGTAATATTCACCTATGAATATTTGAACTCTCGTTTTATTTTAATTTGAAAATAAATTTAAAATCTTTTATATATAACTAAAATATAATGGACGATATTCAAATTTTTATAGTTTTCCATAAAAACATTTTTGATGATTGTTATAAAAATATTCCCGAAGATATTCTTTTAAAATATTTCACATTTTACGCAGTCAATGAAAATATAGAAAAATACTATACACAAAATAAATATAAAATTATTAATGAATGGGAATTACCTATTTACAATAATAGTTTTCAAGAGATAGGATATAATGAAAATTCAGCTTTATATCATGTATATGCTAATAATTTACATAAAGATTACAAATATATAGGTTTTTTTCAATATGATATGGTATTTAATGATGATATAATTGATTTTTTACAAAAAAATATAACTCAAGAACCGACAACTTTCTATTTTGATATCTTTCATTTTGATTTTTGTAGTTATGAATCGTGGAATGAACCTAATACACTTAATTATATAATTGAAGATTATGAAGGTTTTTTCAATAAATCATTTAGTAAGAGTTATCAATATCCATTATATAATAGTTATATTATCCCCAATGAAACTTATGAAAAAATAATGGAATGGGTCATACAATTATATGACAAATTATATCCTTGGTGTATTGAACCTCCAAATTGTTCTCATTTTAGCCATATTGGAGGAATATACGAAAGAATTATGGCTTTTGGAATAGGAGAAGAAAATTTAAAATATATTAAGGTAAATGTATCACATGATCATAATTATAAAAAAATATCTTATTAAAATTAATTGTCGTATACGTAAATCAATATAAAATTTATACAGTCATACGGTATAATAAAAAATAACACACCGGAATGGTCTAAAATATATTATGAACCAACATAAAGCTATATTCTTGTATAGTATTATATACTACGTGAAATATGAGTTGTCAAACTAATTCACGGTTTAGTGGTCTCGCAGCGCCAACACTTATCAGTGACGAACTTGCTATATTTTTAGACAAACCTCTTGGAACGGTAATATTACGCGAAACTGTTAGTAGGGCAATCAATACATATATCAGGGTGAATGGTCTTACAACCGATGGGCGCAAAATCAATCCCGATGAAAACCTTCGTAATCTTCTTAGAATAAACGAGGGAGACGAACTAACTTACTTTAACATTGCAAAATACATGAGGAAACACTATATCAATTAGGTTCATATACTTTAATGGTTCAGTCATCATGAAGTAGATAAATACAAAAATACAAAAATGAAAAACAATTTAGAAATATAGTGACAAATAGTATAAAGTATGTATATTTTTATACTATTTGTTAGTTGTTTGTGTTATACAAACTCATTAGAAGTCCCAAGACAGATTCGTTATCCGATTACAGATTCGGATATTGTTCAAAAAATTAAACCATATTTATACGAAGACCAATACACAAATCTCGTTTCAAAAATAAAAACACACAAAATATCTGAACTGTATTTTCAGCCAAAATTAGACACAGTAGTATCTCATAATACTGAAACCACAGATAAACCAATTTTAGATTATTCAATTACTACTATCAATCCAGCAATTGTGAATTCGATTGTAGAACTTGCCGATAAAAATGAAGTAAACACCGTATTTTTAAAAGACCCGCCACAAAATGAATTTGTTGTAGGCGCAGCCAATTTGTTCAATTTCGCAGTAAATTCTATTTTTCCCATATTAATCTTATTATCCATTTTTCGCGTTTTTAATATGAACCAATCCCCCATGGGTGGGGGCGGATTTGGTCCAAACATGGGTAAAAAAACGCAAATCAATGTCGATAAACTTTCTATGCAACAAAACAATATCACATTATCTAGTTTCGCAGGAAGTGAAGAAATTATGCGCGAATGTACCGAAGTTGTTTCTTATTTGAAAAATTCTACATTGTATGAAATGGCCGGGGCGAAAATACCCCGCGGAATTCTTTTAGAAGGACCGCCAGGTAGTGGTAAAACGCTACTTGCAAAAGCCATTGCAAGTGAAGCCGATGCAAATTTCATTGCAACTGCTGGAAGTGAATTCGTTGAAATATTCGTTGGTATGGGTGCATCCAAAATTCGAAATTTATTTGAAACAGCTCGTAATAGTCGACCTTGTATCATTTTTATAGACGAAATCGATGCGGTTGGTAGACAACGCGGGGCGGGTATTAATATGGCGAATGATGAACGAGAACAAACGCTGAATCAACTTTTAGCCGAAATGGACGGATTCGCCGATAATGATGGTCTAATGGTAATTGCCGCAACCAATCGTAAAGATGTTTTAGACGCCGCATTATTGCGCCCGGGGCGCTTTGACCGCATTATAACCGTACCCTATCCTGATCGTGAATCTCGTAAATCCATTTTAGAAGTGCATGCGACCAACAAGAAACTAGACGAAAATATTAATTTAGATTATATTGCCGAATTAACTGCTGGATTTTCAGGTGCACAATTAAAAAATTTATTGAACGAAGCCGCCATATATGCAGTTCGAAACGGTTCCGTCATGATAACCGAAGCCAATATAGTAGATGCATTGGAAAAATTAATTGTAGGTATTGTGAAAACTCGCGATGAACGTTCACCCGATTCACTCAAACGTGTAGCAATCCACGAAATCGGACATGCTTTTTTAGCTGCCCATTTTAAAGAATATTTTGATTTGAAAAAAGTCACTATTCAAAGTACATATAATGGCGCCGGCGGTTATACATTATTCAATGAATATTTGAATATAACCGAGAGTGGTTTATATACAAAAGATTTATTATTAAAACGATTGATAGTAACCATGGGAGGAAAAGCCGCTGAAACTATTTTTTACGGAAATGAATATGTGTCCGTAGGCGCAGTTCAGGATTTAAAACAAGCAAACAGTTTAGCAAAACGAATGATAGGCAATTATGGTATGGGAAATAAATTGGAGGCATTTTATAATGAAAATGTAGAAGATGATAGAAATCCGTTTTTAGGTAGAAGTTTAGCATTGGGTTCCAAGTATTCTGAAAGAACAAAGGACATGATGGACCGTGAGACATTGGAATTAGTGACGTTTGCTCTAAGTGAGGCAAAAAATATTTTGATGAAACATCAAAAAATTGTAAGTGATTTGGTTGATTGTTTATTTAATAACACTACATTAACAGGGAGCGAAGTTTTTCAAAAAATGAATGTGTAAAATATGATATTATTATAAATACATATATATAATAAAATGAAAAATATAATGAATTCAGTATTTGATACATTTGATTTGAATAAAATATTTAAAAAAAACCGTATTTTATTAATATCATCATTATTTTTTTTGATACCCATTTATATTTTCATAAAAAAGTTTGTATTATATCGAGAATATATTTATATATTTGAATACATACTAGTAGCTTTTATATTATTTAATATATTTGCGTCAATATTATTTTGGTACAATGGAAAAAAACATTCAGGTTTTCATATAGTAGATGGTATTTTTGCAAAAATATCATTGATTGTTTTCATTGTATATGTATTGTTTTTCAAAAATATACCCAATTATATGATATTTTTGTTTTTTATTTTATTGTTACTTGTCATATATTTTATTTATTATAGTAACTATTGTTCAAAAATTCAATGGTGTTCAGAATCACATATTTTTCATCATGCAATGTTTCATGCATGTGCATCTATGGGCGCCATTTATGCTTTCATGTAAAATATTTATGAAATCAATATAAATATATAAGTACATTTATATTAGTCATGTACTTATATATTCTATCTTTTCTATTTTTTATAGCACTAACCACATGTGCAAATTTGAATAAGATTTCACAACAACGAATTAAACATATTATTCAACATCCAGGAACAACTCCCGAAATGCGGGAACAAATAAATCACGTATTATTTGATAGTTACAAAAGCTGGGCTACATCAAAGGCAATTCACTTCAAACGTTTCCATAAACATAAATGTGGTCATATAAAAAATGACGAAATGGCATCATATGCATTATATGGATTGTATAAAGGTATACAAAGATACAATGGGAATGATACATTTATTACCTACGTTGATTTTTATATAAAAAATGAATTACAACAGGGTATGTCAAATTTAATACCGATTAATGCTTTACCCAAAACATATCTAAAAAAGAAGAAGACGGTTGAAGAAAATAATAAACTCTACAATATTCAATTGAAACCGATATATATGGGATTTGACAATTATTTGTTGGAAAATACTGTGCACAATTCTATATATTCCCATAAAACCAAATGGATAGATAATGAAGACGATTTGATATTTCAAACAAAAATATGGGAAAAAGTACGCGAACTACCTCCATTCCAAATGAGAATCATGTATTATAAATATTCCACTGATTTTGAAATGTTACGGACTAATGGAGTGGTTGCGGATATCATGGATTGTTCTATTCAAACTATTCGTAGAAATTTAATTGATATAAAAAATAAACTACTACCAACTATTACCGCAATTTCTACTTTGTAAATTACAATAGTATTCACTGCATTATGGTGTATATAATTTAGGAAAAATTGTACACACATATTATATAATGTCAACTTTGACAGATTCGCAAAAAACAGAAATTACCAATTATATAAATAAATACAGAACAATGCATCAGGCACCACCACTTGCTTGGGATGATACTATTACAAATGCTTCACAAGAATGGTCAAACAATTTACTGACAACCAATGTATTTCAACATAGTGGAAATAGATTATATGGTGAAAACTTGGCATATTTTAGTGGATATGGTACTAATATGATGGTTTTATTGAAAAAATCAGTGGACGCTTGGTATAATGAAGTGAAAATGTATGATTTTACAAATCCCGGATTCTCTGCGGGCACTGGACATTTTACTTGTTTGGTTTGGAAGTCAAGTACATCGTATGGTATTGGTATTTCGATTGATGCAAAATCACGTGCATATATAGTAATGAACACATCTCCTCCTGGTAATTATGTTGGACAATTCAAAGCAAATGTATTACCTGCATTAACTCCTGCTCCTGAGCCAGCACCTGCACCAGCACCAGCTCCAGCACCAGCTCCTGCACCTGTGCCAGCACCTCTACCAGATAATGTAAAAAATAATAAAACCTACATAATTAACATGCTTTATAACATAATAACTTCAATACAACGAAATCAACCTCGAAATGTAGTTATAAATGCCATATACAACCTTATATTGTTCATAAATGGTTTATAATTTGATAAAAACCAAATATGAAAACAAAAAGATATAAATAATTCCATGTAGTATACCCATGGAATTATTAAAGCACACATTGTATATTAATTTAGAGTCAAGACCTGACCGACTTCAACATGTTCGACAAGAATTAAAAAAAATGAATATTGATGCCGAAAGAATCAATGCAATTAAAATGGCAGAAGGTGCTATCGGTTGTACATTAAGTCATATTCGATGTTTAGAATTGGCAAAAGAACGTCAATATCCTCATGTATTCATTGTCGAAGACGATATTACATTTTTACAACCCGACCTACTTTCCGAAAACCTGAAAAAATTCGAAGAAAACACAGAATTGCAATGTTGGGATGTTCTCATCATTGGAGGTAATAATTGTCCACCATATACCAGAGTTACTGATTATTGCATACGCGCATTCAATAATCAAACTACGACAGGATATATTGTAAAATCCCATTATTATGATACTCTTATTGCAAATTTCAAAGAGAGTGCACAAATGTTGATGCGTAATCCGCATAATAAACGCGAATTTGCGCTGGATATGTATTGGAAACGATTACAACAAACTGGTATTTGGTTGATGATTGTTCCTGCAACAGTAACTCAATATCAAGATTATAGTGATATTGAAAAACGTGTCGTTAATTATGACCATTTAATGTTGGATATTCAAAAAGACTGGCTTTTTAGAAAATAATATTATAATCAAACTATATAAAATTTTTTTGGATAATAATACAAAGAAATGATTTTTGTATTATTATTATTATTATTTACAACAGTGTTTTCTATGGAAAAAAAACAATTTATTATAAATTCAAAAGTTCCAATATGTAAAAATTGCGTATATTTCAAACCATATGATGACAAAATATTTCACCTAGGAAAATGTACAAAATTTGGAAAAATGGATATTTTATCCGGAATAATAGAATACAATTATGCTTATACGTGTAGAATAAGTAATGACCTTTGTAGTTTCAATGGAACATATTATGAAGAAAGAAAACATCCAAATATTACATTACATATTCTTCAAAGTGAATTGTTGAATGAATAGTTAAAAATATGATTTATCGTTTGTTTTCAAGCATCATAAACGATGATAATACCGCCTTGTTTTTTTCTTCATATTGCATTGTTCTCAAATTCGATTGATATTGTCGTTTCATCATTTCTTCTTGCATTTTACGTTCTTTTGCAGCAAGCGTCTGCTCCGCACGTTGTTTTTCCATAGGATCCAATAAATTACGACTACGTTCTCTGACAAAGTGGTCGACGGATGAATATGTCTGAACTTTTTCAAAATCGCGTTCACTTACTGCAAATACAGTTTGGTCCTTATGCACTTTCCGTAAATCATCATATTTTAATTTACTAAATGGGTCGCTTGTTACATATGAATTATCGGTTATATCATCATCATCGTCATATACATTGGTTCCCGACCCGGATGAATAAAGATTTTCTACTCCACGATAATTGATGATTGCGCCGTTATTTTGTTTCATGTTCTCTAAAACATCTCTCATATTACTAGCATTTACGTTTTGGTCGATATTGTATATAGGTTCATCTTTTGCAAACCATTCATTTTTGGACGAATTTGGTTTTTTAGCCATATTTTCTTCAAATAATTGATTGAATTTACTTTGGAATTTTTCGGGATTCATTTCTTTAATCGCGGAAGTAACATTTTTTATGTTTGTTTTGTTAAGTTCTCCATTTAGGGGTTTATACTCAAAGTTCTCAACTGATTTGTTTTGTTTATTCTGATTTTCATAAAACTGGACAATGATATCAAAAGCTTTTTTATAAAAAAGAAAATATTCAGCCGATAATTTGGATTTATCTGGATGTAACATGAGAACCTTCTTTTTAGCGCGTTTTAAATCATCAATCGTAAGTTGATATTTTAAATCAAAGATTCCCAATATTTCATCCAATGAATACATGTGAATATTCAAATTATGATTTGATTGCATCGTTTTATAGTATTTTAGGAAAAGTATTTAGGAATTTTTCGGCTAAATATTTTTCATATTTTGAAATGAAAATTTATGAAAAATCATTAAATTTTCAAATATCTATTATGCAATCCAATGTGTTCTAATTTTTTTATGAATAGCAATATACGAACAACCATATTCTATTTTATCTATGGAATATTCAAAAACATTGTCTGTTTTTTTTTTGATTTTGAAAGGGTCGGTACAATTGTCTTTTATTCCTTCTGTTGAATCATAACGCCATTGATTTAGATATTGTGTGTATTTAAAAAAATATTGTAAATGATTTTCATAGTTATTATCTATATGCGGAGGTGATTTATAACATATAGTATCTTCAATTATATATAATCCATTGTTGTTTAGTAATGGAAATAATAATTCAAATGACTTTATTACATCTTTATTAACATGAGAACCGTCATCTAAAATAACATCAAATGTTCCATATTTTTCTGTGATTGTTTTTATGAAATCATTATCAGTTGCATCTCCTATTTCTACAAATATATTATTGTGAATGTCTTCATATTCTTTACATCGTTTATCAATATCTAAACCTAAAATACAATTAGATTTTTCAAATACTTCTTTAAAAGCTTTTATACTTCCGCCATTAAAAATTCCGATTTCCAAATATTTGATTGGCTCATCTCTAAAATCATTTAATAATTTATTATATTGTCTTGTATAATTATGAAAACTACTATTTTTATCGGTGTCATATTTATTGAAAATTGTATCAAGTGATACTGTCCCAATATTGGATGAAGTACATACAACAAAATCTTTAATGTATTTTATCAATTTAATAGGAGAACTATCCCCCTTTTTAATTCCAATAAAATATAAATCAAATGATTCTGAATTATAATAAGTATCCCATGATGAAAATGATTGATTCAAGTTCAATACTTCATTCAAATCAATTTCAGTAAGATTCTTATAATAATCAATCATATCTTCTAAATTACCAATTGAACCATATGATTCATTTGGGTTTGTTCTTCTGGTGCCATGTTCTTTTCTACCAGTGGAAGCACATGTAAAAAAAAATAAACCATTTGGCTTCAATAATTTATAAATTTTAATTAAAGATTCAACATATTCAGGGTCATGTTCAAAACATTCAGTGGATATTATTGTATCAAATGTATTATCTTCAAACGGCAAATCTTTTGTTTTTGATACAATTGTAACATTATTTGCCGATATAACATCATTTCCTTCATAATGACAATTTTCAAATAAAAAACGATTGTTTCCATTTATATCACCCGACCCTACATCTAATACTTTTTTATTTGAAAAATAATCACCTAATATTTCTTTTACAAATAAACTGAAATCACGACATTGAGTATGCATATAATGTTACTTTGATTTATGCTTTATATGCTTTTTTTCAATAAATATGTAAAATTACAAAGAAAAAACAACATAAATAAAATGAATGTAAATACTATATAATGCCTCAGAAGATTATTACAGAAACTTTAAGTTTACAAGATTTTTCAGAAATTTTGAAACAAAATGATGGTATAGTAGTATTAAAATTCGGAGCTGAATGGTGTGGTCCATGTAAAAAAATAGAACAACAAGTATATGCCGTATTTAGTCAAATGCCGATGAATGTACAACCAATCATAGTAGATGTAGATGAATCATTTGAACTTTATGCATTTTTGAAAAGTAAGAAAATGGTTAGGTCCATACCTACTTTATTATGTTATGAAAAAGGAAATGTATCCTATGTTCCAGATGATGTAGTAGTAGGTGCAAGTGTTGATGAAATGAATGTTTTCTTTAAGACATGTTTTGATAAAGCAACTGCTATGTTATAACGAAAATATACAAATACCCGGATGGAGCCCATTATGGACCGAGTTATCAACAGTCGGTTGCACCTTACCATCTGCATTTAAAATGCACGAAGGTGTAGAATAATTTATATATATATTTTAATGTGTTGGAATGCCGATATATCGTTGAATACATTTATTTTTTCATGTTTAGCATTATTATTTATTTTTTTGACAAACACATTTAGTAAATATAAAACCAAAGCTTTTGAAAATCCATTAGTTTATGCGTTGTTATTTGTAGCTGCTTCTATGCAATTAATAGAATTTTTTTTATGGAGAAATTTAACAAATAAAAATATGAATAATTTATTATCAAGAATTGCCGGATGGATTCCTTTACTACAAATATTGATATTAATATTTATGATTCATAATAATACTATAAAATACACAATCTTATTAAGTTATATTATATTTTTACTATTTTACTGTTTTTATATAGAATTATATAAAACCATTATTTTCGAAACAACAATCGGAAAAAACGGCCATTTAGTATGGGAATGGATAGGTACAAAAGGGTACGATAATGTGTTTTTTTATATAACATTATTATTCTATATAATTCCTTTGTTTTTCATACATTTACCTATATTGAATTTGTTTATAGTATTTTCACTTTTTGCATCTATCTTTTTCTATTTTAAATATAGAACATTTGGAACAATGTGGTGTTGGTCAATCAATTTATTTTTGTTATATTTCATAGTTGATATCTTAATTATAAAACCTTATTATGAATATAATAATTTATGCTAAATAATATTGTTTAGTCCTTTGTCACTTGAAACTTGCCGAGAAATGGGTGTTTCAAAGGTGTAATATTTGAAAAATAATAATTACACTAAATAAAGTTATTATAAAAACTTAAAGATTTTTATAATAAATATATAAATTGAACTCATGAAAAAGGTGAATTATTACGTTTTAACAAGAATTGATTCTGAAAAACATACAAAAATGAAATTCAGATTCGAACATGAAAATATAGAAGCGAGTTATTGTCCGGTAGTAGAATTCAATGATTCACGATTATCAGAAGTTGAAGATAAACATAAACGTCCATGGTCGTGTATGTTAGGTCATTTAGACATGTTCACAAGATTTTTAAATTCAGATGCAGAATATGGTATTTTTTGTGAAGATGATGTTCATATTCGACGGGATATAACTTATATTATACCAGAGACGATTGCTAAATATGAACGCAGAAATTTGGAAATACTCATGTTGGGATACTTGTTTCCATTTAAACCGGTAGAATTAACATTTTATCACGAACCCGAATTTTATCATCAAAAATTGGATATAATTGATGAAAACCTCATATATTTCAGTTATATTGATCGTTTATGGGGGTCTCAAATGTACATGTTGAATAGACCCACTGCGGAACGATTTTTGAATACATATACACTAGAATACGCTAAACAATCATTGGAAGACCCAAATATTATACCTTTCGCAGTAGACTGGACGATTACTAAAAATGGGCGTAGAGCAGCAGTATATCCAATGTTAGCAGTCGAAGAAAAACCCACTGATTCAAGTGATTATGGACAATTTATATATCACGCAAAATGCAATGCTCTTCATTATGATGATACTAAATATATTTGATTTATTTTTTTGAAACATTTCGTTTTGTTTTTCGATTTTTCTTAGCTTTTTTTCCACCGGTTGTTTCAATTTTATCACCGATTGTTTCAATTTTATCACCGATTGTTTCAATTTTATCACCGATTGTTTCACTTACAGTATCCATAAATGATTTTTCTCCACTTGGTGATAAATTCTCAGCAAATACAGATTCACCGGGGGTTTCTTCTTTTGCTTCTCCATCTATCTCATCATATATGGTCGCTGCACCTAATACTACACACGTTATTCCTATCATTCCATATGTCAATAGCGATTTTGAATCAACCAAATCAATTGATTGTTCAGTTAAAATTTTTAAAAAATTATAATTATATGAATCAGACATGTATATACTATATTTTTATTTTTATTATACTAAATATAATAAAAATTCAGAAAAATTCAGAAATTTTAAAAAACATCATTCCAATTATCAAGTAAACCACCATTCAATATATTTGGCCCATAATTATTTTCTTTATCCAATTCTTCTATTATAGATATTTTTTCAAATATTGAAATTTTATCAGATTCTAATTTTAACAATAATTCATATTTTTGTATAGAGTCTAATATAGTATTATTCAATTCTTCAATAGAATCAATCCTAAAATCATAACCGCTACTATTTTTTTCTATATGCATATATGCTGGTATTTTATTTATTTTATAAAAATCAATTGCCATATCCATATTGTTGATTTTTTGTTCATTATAATTTAATGCAAATATAAGCAAATTGAATAAGATATTCATATATATATATATATATCTATACACATTTTTTATATTTTTATTTTTATTTTTATTTATTTTTTTTTGGTTTTGGTTTTGGTTTTGGTTTTGGTTTTGGTTTTGGTTTTGGTTTTGGTTTTGGTTTCATAATCTACGATTTTTCTTTTCATAATCGGCCATTTGTCTTTTATGTATTTCATCTGCATATTTATTTTTCCATTTTTCTTTTGTATCATCAGGTATAACGTCATTGAAATGTTTTTCATATTGTTCTGGACTATCGTAATACAAAGTGGTTAAATCTTCATCACATTTATCGGTCAATAATCTTATTTTAAAAAATAAATCTTCATCAAATGAACCAACTATACAATTTGTATATGCGCCATTAATTGCATTGCGGATTTTTTTACCAGGATTAATGGATGTTGAATAATATTCAATACTGTATTGTTTTCTATTTTTATGACGAAAAACTTTGTTGTATCCTTTATCTAGACGTTTAATATCTTCTAACGTTTTTAACCGTTTTTTCTTATCCGATGTTATTGTATAACTTCCAGTGGAAATTGAAAAATCATCTTCCATATAAACGTCATTGTAGTTATTGATTTCTTCGTCTGAAATTACTGACATTGTAATAAAAAGTTTTACTACTAAAACCGAGTGGTATTATATTGTCCGTTGGATATAATATAATACATATTTTTTTTATATTGTTTAAATTTATATTTTTGTATATCCTATAAATATATACAGATGTCCTTTTTTATAAATAAAATAGACCAGGTAAAAAAAATGTTTTTAAATCAAGAAACAAAAGAACCTGAAAACCCCATTAAAAAAACACCAAATTCAATAGAAATAAAAACAGATTATGATTTAGACAAAAACGATATACAACAATCAATTCAACGTAGATTAACCAATTTCGATGATAATGAAGAGTTGTATCATGAAGATATTAACGACGAAGACGAAGATGTATATGATAGTGCACCATATACGTTCAATAATTTATATACCGAAGATGTTTCAGAATATCATTATATTAATGACCGTTTGAATAGGAATTTTGGTTCATGTATGGATTTTGATTCTACAAAATATAAAATACATTTTTGTATATTTAAAATAAACGAACAATGTCATTTTAAAGGTAGTAAAATCCCATTTTTAGAATTTGTTTTTGAGAACAAAAGTAATATATTTGCTTTCCCTTCTATTGAATTCAATTGTCCACATAAACAAACGGTAAATGATGATTCAAATAAAGAACATGTTGAAGAACAAGAAGATGATGATGTTTATTTTAAAAACGAATGTATTAAAAAACTTTTGGATATATTTGAATTAGAAAAAATAGACGAATCGATGATGGAAAAAATATACAAAGGTTTTTTAGAGTTTAATGAGAACAATATTTTTGTAGTATTCGATTTTACATATATTCATTCATATTCTTTCAAAACCGAAGAAAAAAAATCCTTTTTATTCTTCTCTTCCATTGTTGAAAAATACGAATGGGGTATTATTGATGAAATTAGAAAAAAGGAAATTCAAAAAATACCTATTGAGAACATTGTTCTCGATTTTTTCCAAAAATACAGATATATGAATGAAATCAAAACATATAATAGAACATTGTTACCAATTCCATCATCATTATATTTATGCAAATATGAGAACGGTTCTTATAAAAATATAACGGAAAACGTGAATACAAACTATGAAAAAAGAAGCGAACATCCATATTTAGGATTTTTCTACTTTTTCTCGCAAACTGGTTCAAAACGATATGCTGTATTTAGTGAGAACAGCATAGTACTTGACCGCAGTTTTGAAAAAATGAAAGAAATGGACATCAATGAATATAATAGTATATTATTGAATAAATCGGTATTTGAATATAATGAGAACAATCAATCAATTTGGTGTGTTAAACCAGAATCTTTGTTTTGTGAATTGTAAATATTAAAAATATGATAAAAACTATATAAAATAATATTTTCATAAATGTATATTATATGAAAATAGTTGTATTGACATTTGGTGGACGTGAATGTTATTTGAAAATCCTTTTTCCATTGATTTTAAAATACAAACAACATATTGATGAATACCGTCTTTATATTGCAATATTGATGGAAATATTATTCTAAATGATAAATGTCTAATATGGAATAATGCATATAAGTCATGTAACGAAGACAATACTGTATATTTAAAATTGGATGATGATATTGTTTATTTTGACGAATCTTTATTTACCGATTTTATTCAATATCGTATCAAAAATCCAAATCCGCCGTTACTGTATCCAGTAATTATAAACAATCAATTTATGAGTTGGATGTTACAAAAAAAAAATATATATAACCCAGAGCAAAAAAGTCAAATAGGAAATACTTGGCCAAATACAATATCACGTGTTTATCAACATATTATGGATAACAAAAAAATAAAACTACGGGTAGGAGATTTTATTCATGATAACGAAATACTTTGTCCAGTCGCTTGGGGTAATTTGAAATATTGTTATGATTTACATAGCCAATTTTTAAAAGATTTACAAGACAATAATATTGATAAATATAAATTTGGAAAAAATATTACATTGAATGGGGCACCCGCGGTTTCAATCAATGCATGTTCTTGGATAGGTAGTGATTTGAAAGAACTTATGAATAATTATGCAGAAATGAATGAAGACGAAGTTTGGTGGTCGGTATACGTTCCAATTTGGACAGGTCGTTCAAACGAGGTCTATGGAAACGCGGTTGTATCGCATTATGCATATTATAAACAACGAGAACTTGGTTTAGATTCTACCGATATTTTGGATAAATATTATACGTATATAAAAAAAAATGATACTTCGTCGAAACTATTTTTGAGTGAATTAACGCCATTCATCAAAAAAACATGTGAAATATGTTTTAATGATAAACTAGTAAATGCGGATATGTTATGGAAACAAAATATAATTTTAAAATTTATAGAAGATATGAAAATAGTTCCAAAACAAATTTTGGACATCGGTGCTGGATGTATGAACCTAACACCATATTTAATGAAAACTTATAATTGTTTATATACTGCGGTTGATATTGAATGTACTGAACGAGATAATTTGTTGAAATTATTACGTAATGCCGAAATTGATACAAGTATGATTGATTATTATACGGATGATTTTCTTAATTTCAATTCAAACAAAAAATATGATATAATATATGACGTATGTGCAATGATACATTTTAATCCATCTACTGAATTATGTGGTAATGATGGATTATTACAATGCGGTATTCAAATAAAAGAAGCTTTAACACACGATGGTTATTTCTTATTTGTTTCAGATTGTACAAATGGAAAAGAAACAAATCAAAAAAATGAATATAATAAAGAATTTATAGATAAAGAAGAAATTATAAAATGTTTCCAAATGGCAGGATTACAATATTGTAGTGAACATACAAAAACAATAGATAGGACTACTATAAATAATACTAGAAATACTATTGATTTCAGAACAGTATCAAAAGGATGGCGTTCATTTGACCATTATCATAGAAACTATTATGACGTAGTGTTTCTTGTATTCAAAAAATAGATTATAACATATTTTACAAATATTTTATATATGTGTAAAATAAATATAAATATAAAAAATGTACATGATATATGAAAGTTGCATTGTGTTTGTCTGGACAGCCAAGAAAAGCATTAGAAACATATCCATACATATATAATAATATTATATTACCCAATAATGCAGATGTTTTTATACATATGAATTATGATAAAGATTCATCTTATATAGAAAAAACCCACATGGATAGTGGTACATGTAATTACGAAAAAGACATTGATAAAAAATTAGTTGAATTATACAAACCAAAGGGTGTTTTAATTGAATGTCCGCGTAATTTTCAAAAACCCAATTTAAATGTTCCCGAAAAACGTATTGAAAATGTTATGAAAATGAATGCTCATAAAAATTTATCAAGAGAAGATGCAAAAAAACATGTTGTAAAACAATTGATATCTATGTTTTATTCTATTTATAAATCGAATGAATTAAAAGAAATATACGCTACTGAAAACGGAATTGTATATGACTATGTGATACGCATTCGTTTTGATTTTTTACCGCAGCAACCTTTATTATGTTCTCAATTAGACCCTAATTATATATATTATGTTGAAATGGGACAACCAGATAATTTAATATCAGATTGGATGAATATTGGTAGTAACGCTACTATGAATGTATATGCTTCTCTTTATTTACATATAGATTATTTGAATACTTTTACATATTATAAAAAATATGAACGATTAGATAATAATTTAGAACCATCTGATATTTGTGGTGGTCTATATGAACATATGTTAAGAGATTTAATGACTTTACATAAAATACCTAAATATGGGTTAGGATATCCATGTCGCCTGATTTATTAGAATGAAATAATGAGTTTATACATTGTTCTCATAATCATTTAGTGAAATAGAAAAACTATTATATTTATCCAAATATTGTTTCAAAATATCTTGTGCCATTTCTTCACCGAAGTTATTCATGATTTCTTCATTCATTGGACGTCTACCATGCATGTTCTCAAATTCGCTTACAAAATTATCTATTTTTTCATGAGCAATCTTGATTTTGTTGGAAACTTCGAGAGCAACTAATGCAAAATTTTTCTTTTGTGCAAGTCTCTTTCGTTCCTTTTCATGTTCTTCGCGTTCTTTTCTAACAATTTCATCTACTTTTGATTGTATAACCGTTTCACGTGCTTGTAAATCAGTTATAGTATCACTTGGGTCGAATGTAGGGCTACGTAATTCTTTGTACCATTGATGACGACTTTCATTGGATGTAACAATAATATCACATATATCTGGTTTCTTCAATGCATCAAATCGTTGTCTTTGTTCTGTACCAGGTTTTCCCGAAAAAACTCTATTAAATTCATTAATAATTTTAATAGGTATAGATGGACTGGTTTCCATGAGTCTGTCAAATTCTTGGCGGTTCAATTTCAAAAAATGACCGGCATCCATGCGTTCCGGTGGCGCTTTGGCTAATTCGATTCGAATATTACGTGCAAATTTGTCCCAAGATATTGCAGAAACACGGTGCGCCTCATTCAATTCGGATATTTTTAAATATTGTTGTATAGTCGTTAATATACCTATTAATATATTGATACTACCAATCACCATGGGTGCAAAAGTTTGATAATTAACTGGCAAACTGGCCTGGGCGAAAGATGCGGTTCCGCTGATAGTAGACAATGTAATTGCAGGTATAGTAAACCACGCGTGCATTATAGAGTATTTATTATGTGCACGTGTATTTAACCATTTATAACACTGTGCAATATCACACCATTCCACCATAATCATTTCATTTTCAGGAGACCAGTCAATATTTTTTGTAGCAGTACCTGCACTACTACTATTATCATTGTCTATTTGTTCTTCTACATTTGAACCGAGTTTTTTTTCATCCTTTGTTTTAGTCATAAATACAGTATATACATATGTTGTAGAAATTCATTTACAATTGTAAAATACATTTTTATCTTTCTTCGGTAGATTCTTTTTGTTGTAATTCAATATGTATGTTCTCTGTTTCAGTAATACGGATTAGATTATCTATTTTTTCTATAACGCCATCATTTGTATCGAGAACCAAATCAGATTGTTGTATTTTTTCCTCTATAATGGATTCTTTTGCTTTAATAGGATTGGGTGTAAATCCATCGTCAAAATCAAAATCAATCGTTTCGTGCGATAAAATAAAATAGGATTCAATTCCATCGCCGTGATGTGTTTTGCGATTGTTATTTAATATATCTTCGTCAATTTCACGCTGAAACATATCCATTTTAGTATAAAGTTTTGCTAAATAATTTTGTTGAGAAGAATGAAAATAATGAATATAATTGATGTACAAACTCATTTGTTCTCGTATCAATGTATTTTCAAACTCCAACGTGGTCAAAAAATTACTAATCGAAGAGCCAACGTTTGTATTGTCACTATAATCATTTTTTCGTTTTTCCGCGCTTGAATAATATGAATACATATCATTTAGTAAAATCAAAATAGTCTTGTGTATTTCTTGAATATCTTCGATTTTATATTCACGAAAAGGTTCTAAATCTTTATAAATCGGTATTTTAGCGGTATCGGGTGCATTTGGTAATTCAATATTTTTCTCTTTGGTTTGCATCATAATGATATTATATAATTTGTAATAATCACCATACATGCGATTGTTTAGTAATATGATAAAACGATTTAAGTTCTCCATTTCCATGTTTAAAATCTTGTATTGGAAATAAAACGAATCCAAACAGAACAAAAATATTTTTTTACTATTGTGTTTTATCAAATTATTGTATGTATTTTTTAGTTTATTCAGGTTCTCGGTAATTATACCTTTTTTTTCATAAATAAGTTTATCAATTTCAATTAATTTAGCAAAATTTTGTTTCAATGAATCCACGTTAAAAAAATGTAAATAAGACATTGTATATCATTTCATTAGAAATTTGTTTTGTTTTGTTTTGTTTTGTTTTTGTTGAATAAAAAAATCCCATTTAGGGAATTTTTTATTTTTGTTTTGTTTTTAGAAAAGAGAATAATATTTCATTTTTGGTTTTTCATGAATAGCATTGGATATTTCTAATAAATCAGTGGTTTCTTGTTGTAATTCATCAAATTCATCGTTTATAATATTGCGGTCACTTTCACTAAAACTGCTTGGAACTTTTGTCAATAATCTACATAATTCATCAATTTCCAAATATTGTCTATGACTTCGTTCTTCATGTGGTATATAATGTTTCAGTTCCCAATAATGCTCATTATCATAGTATAATTGTGTACTTCCATTTATGTTTATTTTATCGGAAATTTCATTTGATTTAGGCGTATCCATTAATTCAACATTTATAAAGGCAAATGAATAAATATTGCGGTTCTCGTTCATTCTTTTACGCATATCAATGTATGTAACATTTCCAATATTCATATTTTTAAATGTATCTGTAATAGTTTTCTTTGATACTGTGGATAAAATACGTGGGATGAAAATGTTAATAGATGACATAGTTAGAGTTAGAGTATTATTTGCGGATTGTAATTGTTAAAGTAAAGTTAATTGCTTGTTGTTATTTGTTTAATGCCATTAAAGTTAAATGAATAAAAGTATTTCAATTTTCTATAAATTTTTATCGTAACATGTGCGAAAAATCATATTCAGAATAACTACTCAATTTTACACCTTTGCACATTTAAAACGCCTATTATAGATATATTTTCTTTGGGTTTTTGCGAGTTTTATTCTTTGCAATATATTTTTCTTTTCTATTATAAGCACCTTCTATGATGTTCTTATAATATTCTTTCGGTATTATTTCTATTGCCTTTGTTATGTTTTCTCTTAAATTCGCATATTTCAATCCACTAAACTTTTGTAATTTTGATTTCAACATACTAAAATAATTCTCAATTGCATTGCTAAAATGTTGATATGGAACACTATATAACAATTTGTTATCTTTATTAATTATAACATAAAAAACTTAAAAATGTATTTATTATATATTTTAGTTATATATAATGAATTCTAACGACGAAGTAAGTGAATTGAAACAGAAATTAGAAAAAATGGAAAAATATGTTAATGAATTAGAAGAACATTTGAAAAAATATACAAATAGCAATAGGCATCTAAAATATTACGAAAACAACAAAGATGTTG